GCCCGGCTCGTCACGAGCCTCGGCCTTGGGCAGACGATCCTGGGGCTGCGGGCGCCCCGCCTTACGGGGGGCGGTGGAAGCCTTTTTAGTTGTAGTAGCCATGCGTCGGTCTCTCCTTCGTCACGTCGGTCTATGTAGCGTGGATACCTCCCCGGCAGGCGACCGACGCAGAAACCCGCCGGGGAGGAGACTCGATCAGGCCGCGGCGAAAGCCGGGTCGTCAGTGATGAAGACGATGTCGGCCGCGAACGTACCGGACACCTGAGTAGCGGCATCATCAGTGGCAGAGATCTTGTACTCGTCCCTCTCACCGACCTCGAAACGACTGCAGGCCCAGATGTAACTATGGCCGTTGGCGAACGCCTTGACCACGATGGCGTAGGCGTCGATGTCACGAGCATTGGACAGCACGTGCGTGGAGAACTTGCCTCCGGCGTCCTTCGTCGAGGACTTGATCTTCCACTGCAGGGCCAGATTGTGAAGGTTGGCCTGCAGAGCGATGAACTTGAAGTCCGTGGACGAGTCGGTCATCACCGTCCGGTAAATTCGGTGTCCCTGGTGCGCCTTACGCTTGTCAACGGAGTCGTCCGGCGCGAACGTCATACCGTCTTCGTTGATCCATCCGACCTCGACGAACGCCGGGTCGAGAGCGGCCTCGAGAGTCGTAGGCAGAGCAGTCCCGACGGGGGCGAGCGCTACAGCGTCGTCGTCGGAACCGAACTGAAGGACCTCAGCCACATTGAGCTTCGCATATGTCATGCGATCTCCTCCTTGTTTTCGGTGTTTGCGGCCTCATCGGCCCGGTCTGCGTCGGTCTTTTCAGGGGCAGGCGGGAAACTCGGGGGGATGCCGTAAGGGGGCTCCTCTGCCGGAGACCCCTCAACCGCGGGCTGCCCGGCGGGAGGCTCCTCAGCGGGCGCCCCCTCGACAGGGGCGATCAGCCCGTACCAGAGCAGCGGTTGCGCGTCGTAGTCGTCGAGCTCCACGGTGGACCCGATGTTCTCGAGCCCCTTCGGCTCTCCAAGCACCTCGCAGGGCGCCGTTACCTTGTAGGTGGCCATCACTTCTCCTCCACTAGTTGATGTCTGATGGCGATCGTGAACTGGTAGCGGAAGGACCCAGCGGCGGTAGTGGGCGTGTACACAGGCGGAGAGCTTTCGGCATGTTTGATGATTCGAATGCCACCTATAAGCGGAGGCAATTCCCTGACCACATGGTACCGGACCGCCGTCACCAAGTCATACGCTTCTTTCTTGGTGGTAGCCCATGCCTCGATCGTGAAAAACGGGTAGTCGGAGGCCAAACGGAGATGACCTCCCCCCGTCCGGTCGATGAACAGGAACTTGGGCGGACGAATCGCCGGGAGCTGGACGAACGTCGGCACGTTGAACTTCGTCTCCAGGTACTCCCTCATGGCACCTGTCATATCGACGCTCATGAGCCTGCTCCTGTCGCCTTGAGAAGAGCGTTCTCCTCCGCAGCCCGGCGGCGGCCCGTCTTGTCCGAGGTACGGACCTGGGCGCCATAGCGCTGGATGCGCTTAGGACGATGTTTCACGTGAAACCCCTCCCCCGCCGCTGCGCATATCTTGTCGGCGCGAGAGTTCACGAGCGCCTGAATCTTCGGGTGATTCAGCACTGCCCGAATGCCTTTCGGGTTCATCACGACAGCCTTCTGGGGCACTACTGCTTCGCCTCCCACCGTCGCAGGGTCGTTGAAATGTTCGAGACCGCTCCCGTCGGGGACTCGTTATACGCTGGCTCGCTGACAACCTCCCAGTGCTGGCCCTCCTTGTCACCCGGGAACTTGATCCTGGAACGAGTCGTGATGGGCGCACCCGGATTCAGGTACAGCGTCCTGGCGCCCGCTGCTGTGCCGCTCCTGGCGAGGGCGAGCATCTGCATGTCTGCAGAGGATGACTCCCAGACACAGATGACAGTCTGAGACGTCGGATGATCCCAGTCATCAACCTCGTGACCCCATTCGACACGAGTACCGGGGTTGAGGATCGTGCACCACTGGTGGGCGAAGGATGGCAGCATCGGATCACGCCCAGTTCTGAAGACGATACGGCGCCAAGGCGTGTCGATCCGACTCGTCCAGCTGCATGCCTGTACGAGCCCAACGCACCAGGATCGACCCAGCCTGCTCCTGGGTGGCACCCAGCGGGGAGGCGCATGCGCCAAGCACGATCTGAGTAAGTACCGAGACCATGGCCGGGACATCCGGGAAGCCGTGCGTCAGAGTCACCTCCACCGACCTGAAACGGTCAGGGAATGACTTTCGACGGAGGCGGAGCATGCCCTCCTTCGACCAATCGAACTCGTCGGAGGCGACGGCCTCCCCCTCGATCTTCACGGCCGACACGTCCAGCACCCGACGGGAGGGGAGCGCCAGCGAGGGCGACCCCTCCCCATCCAGGATCAGTGTCTCCGTCACGACCGGGGTGACGTGCCATCCACACCAAAGGCGCAGCGCGTCCGTTGCGCCTTTGATGAGGATCGGCAGGCGGGGGTCATCGGGCATGATCCGACCGCCCGATGCGGCCGCAACCGCAGCGGGATCAATGAGAGCAGCCGCATCGGGCATGTCAGATCACTCCTTGGCCGTCGGACGACGGCGCTTCGGCGAAGGCGGGGTAGCGTCCTTGTCCTGGGGCTTCGGAGCCTCCGTGTTCTCGGGGTTAGCGGTGCCGGTTGACAGGACACGCCCCGGCTCCTCGCCGGATTCGAGGGCAGTCGGGTCGGTCAGCAGACCGAGATCGTCCGCGTCCTCGAAGCGGTAACGGATTCCTCGGATGGTCACCATCCTGACTGCATGCGACATATCAGGCAGCCTTCACCACGACGAGGCGGTTCGGGCGCCAGATGACAACACCGGCACGCAGCTCGGCACGGACGTAGACCCGGTTACGAGCCGCGAAGTCGAGGTGCTGGTTGAACGCCTCGATTGCCAGACCCTCACGGTCGAGGAGCTGAACCTGGTTGAAGTCACCGAGGATCGCCTGGCCCTTGGTGATCCTGGCGCTCTCGACGACCGGGACACCCCACAGGGTGCGAGGACCCGTACCGAACGGACCGAGACCGTAGAAACGCTTGTCAGCGTCCTGCATCAGGTCAAGCTCAACAACATCCTCCGGATTCAGCACGACAGCAGTCGTCATGCCGTTGACCTGGGTAACCTTGGAGATGCCCCGACGGGCGGCCTTGGCAACATCCATAGCGCCCTCAGCAGCCGTGTAGGTCTGCTCCTGAACACCGGTAGTGTGCAGGATGCCCATCGGCTCGCTGGTACCGGCACCGTTGAGCACCTTGTCCTCGATCGTGGAGTCGAGGTTGTAGGTGACCGCGGTGTTCATGTAAGACGCGAAAGCGGGAGCGTCGGAGAGCAGCTGGTTGGTGACAACGTAACCATCCGCGAAGGTGTACGCCTTACAGTCAGCCAGCTTAGTCGTCATGTCCGACGTCGGCTTCAGCGGGTCGGAATCCTGCAGGTTCTCAGGAACGATCGCCGTGTTGTTGGTAACCGCCGTGATCTGGACGTAGTCGAAGTTGCCCGCCATCTGTCCGTGACCGATGACGTCGAGAAGCGTCAGTGGCTTGCGATCCACCATGTCAACAGTGGGGTAACGAATCGTCTGGATGTGGGCGACCGGAGTACCGAGCGTGGCGCCGTTGGCCTTGCGACCAACCAAGTACTCATCCAGGGATCCGATCTTGACCTTGGGGAGCGAGAAATTCGAGCCGTCTCCCAGACCCGACGGGTGAGACTTATGCCAGCTGGAAAAGGCCCTCGACTTGACGTAGCGCTCACCGAAAGTGCCGGCCTTCTCCATACCAGACCCGTCGCCGGGCTCGTAGGAGTTGTCCTCCAGATCGAGACCAGACTCAGCCAGGGCGTTGACGGCGTCGAGCGCGCCCTTCGAGGCGGCGATACGAGAGTCGATCTCCTTGACCTCGGCAACGGCGTTCTCCACGGCCTTGATCTGGTCGTGGGTGACGTCGGCACCGGCCTGATTCATGATGTTCTGCGCGGCAAGGGCCTTCTTGACGGCCTCCGCACGTGCCTCAGCAAGCTTCGTCATGCTGTGGCTCCTTCCTGCCCAAGTAGGGCGGTGATGGTGATATTGAGTTGCGCGGCGGCCTCCACAGGGCTCGGCGCCTTACCGTCATCGACGGCCTCGTCGTCGGGCTCAGTGTTTCCGTCAGCAGACCCGTCGCTGGGGGGCTCCTCGGTGTCGTCCGAAGGCTCCCCCTCCTCCGGGACGTCTTCCTCACGGGCGAGGAGCTCACGGATCTTCGCGATCTCCTCCGGCGTCAAGGCATCAGTGGGCTGCGCCTTGACGGCTTCGATGGATGTGTCCTGATTCGCTCCGATCGGGACGACGGACACTTCATACAGGTCGAGATCCCGGAGCTCCCGGGCGCTACGGCCCTTCAGCTCAACGGTGGCGTCATCACGAATGTCGAAGGCAAAAGACATTTGCCCCACGGTGCCGGTCTTCAACAGGCGGCGCACGTGCTGGGCGTTGTCGGAGTCCTCGTCCAGAGCACACGTGACCTTCAGGCCGTGGTCATCCTCGACGGCCTCCCGGACGTGACCGATGAAGAAGCCCGGCTCATCCATGCGGTGTCCCCACAGAACCGGGATGGGGGCCTTACGCTTCTCCCACTCCTTCAAGGTGCGAGAAAACGCCCCCTTGGCAACGACGTCGCCGTAGGAGTCGGGCTCACGAGTCCAGGTAGAGGCGTAGCCAACGAACCCGGCGCCGTCATCGGTCACCGTGGCTTCTCCGGCAGCTTTGTAGTGCATTCCAGTGTCCTTACGGCGTGAGAGGAAGTTCAATGTTGATGGAGCAGTTGCACCCGGCGCATTCGTCGGGTCCCCTGGACGGGTCACCGGGCCAGGTGAGCCCGTTGGAGAAGAGCGAGCCGGTGGGTACGGTCTCACCGTTCATGGCCAGATGGGTTGGTCGAGGGTTGCGGCCTGTCACCCATGTCTTGGTGGTGCGACCCGGCGCGGCCTGCTTGGCGGCCTCCGCAGCGGAGAAGCTGGACATGGCGGCGATGAACGCCGCGCCCCCAGCG